ATAAGCGGAACAATACCATTTTCTTTTAATTTGTTATATAAAAATAGTCTTCCTTTTTGTGTCCATTCTGTATTGATTTTGCATCCGGGTGTACCATCGTTATGATAAAATCTGTTTGTTTTCCCTTGAACATATCCTTTTCCTTGGTATGGAGCATATAGAAACCATTGTTGACTTTGTTTGTATTGAATCCCTAATTCATGTAACCATTGGTTCATTTCTATTGCACTCATTCCATAATCCTTTGCTATGGATGTTATTGTAATTGTTGATTTGTTTTGAAGTATCTGATCATAATATGTTGCTTTTGGTTTCATTTCTTGAATCTCCGCTTCTTTAATACTTAACATTTTTTCTTTTTCTGCTATTTTTCTTCCTGCTACTAATAATGCTTTAGATATTAATTCTTCATCACTTAGCTCTTCTTGTCCTTTTATATATCCGCCATTTTTTCGAATTGAAGGTAATACTTCACTTGTTACCCACTCTGTAAACTTTTCCGCTTCTTGTTTTCTACTTTGAAAAATAACTTTATATAAGTTACTTTCGTTTATAAACGTCGCCTCTTGAGATCTTCCTAATGAGTCGATGACCTCACTAATAATTACCCCATCTTTATTCAATCTTGACTTTAGTTGGGATGCATTGGATATTTCTAATATCTTACATACATCAACTAAGCATAAATATGGCTCATCATTTATACTTTTCGCTCTTATTTCTCCAAAATCTTCATTTCGAAAGATTTCTAGTTTGTTTTCCATTTAATTTCCTCCGTTTTCTATAAATTAAATTATTTCTAGTCCAACGTCCTCCATAAATGCTTTTTAAATGTTGCTCTGCTATCTTGTCATATTCTTTGGTATTTAATCCGTTATCCTGCTCTCTATGGCAATTCTCACATGCAGTAAATATATTTTCTGGTATTCCTAATCCACCAGAGCTGCGTGGTATAAAATGAGCATTTGCATAAAACATATCTACTGGCTTGTTACAAAATATGCATTTATGATTATCTCTTTCCCATACAATTTCTTTTACTGATTTTTGAATCGATGTTGCTTTGGTTTGTTTGTGTTTTTTACCTTTTATTGGTTTAATTAGTTTGTATGATTTATTTTCACAATTGTAGCAATCTTCATAAGTTATATTCTTCTTTAGAAAAGTACAATAAAAATAGCTTATGTAGTGCTTCATTCTTATTCTTTCATATTTACAACTCATATTTATCCTCTTGAATTTCTACGCATTTTGTGATAACATAAAAACGTAGAGTAATTATTTAAATACTTTAATAATTATGGTTTGTTCGTTTGATTGGTCGTCGTCGAACAAATCTTTTTTTATGATTTCATATTGCTCGTTAATATATTTTGTAAGTTCTTTTTGTTTTCCTTTACTATTTAATAGTTTTATATTTCCTAATATGTGAAAAAACTCTGTTTCCATTTCTTCTTGAATTTTAATTAAGTCATTTCTTGTTTGTCTTAAATCCTCTTGTAGAGCTTTGCTCTCTTCATTTAATTCATTAATCATTTTTTGAGCTTTTGTCTTTGTAATCATTAGAATCAAATTATCTTGTTTACTCATGTTATATTCCTCCTAAAATTCTCATCATTTCATTTCTTTCAGCTTGTATTTCTTGTAATGTTTTTGTCTTTGTATCAATGTTGTAAACGATCATATTTTTTGTTCTTGTATTTGTAATTTTTCCACCTTTCTTATGTGCCATTGAGTAAGTAACCTTAGCAAATAAATATAGTAATTTGTGGCTTAATACAGGTAATATAAAAAGACATAGTACAAAAATTCCATAAGTTATTAAAATCTCTTTTAAAGTTTCCATTATCATAATAATTCCTCCTATCTAATCTTTCGTATTCTAGGTTGACTTATTCTTTCAAGAAATTCATCAACCCATTCTGTCCTAAACATATAAGAGTTTTTACCTCTTATACTGCGTAACCCTCTTCTTAACCAGTTTCTTGTAATGGTGTTTGAGGTTACTCCGTACATTTCTGCTACCTCGCTAGTTGTTAATAAAATTTTCATTGTGTACCTCCTTTGAAACATTTTGTTTCTTTAATAGATAAAAAAATTTCTTCAATAGATACTTGATATAGTTTTGACATTTTGACTTTAAGATTATCTCCTGGTTTTCTTCTACCACCCTCAATAGCTGATGCTTGTTGTTGAGTTAATCCTCTGTTTTCCCTCATTTGTTTATAGCTTTTCATTCTTTAACCTCCTTTCTATTTTTTGAAACAATTTGTTTCTGTAGATATAATATAAAACATTTTGTTTCTTGTCAACACTTTTTTTAAAACTTTTTAAACATTTTGTTCCAGTTCTTACTCGCAGTAAGAAAAAAATATAAAAAAATATTTACAAGTAAAACAATTTGTTTTATACTTAATAAAAGAGGTGGTAGTTATGAACAGATTGCGTTTATTAAGAGAAGAACTAGAAATGAGCCAAGCTGAAATTGGTAAAGTACTAGGTATTACATCTCAGGGTGTAGGATTATACGAAAATGAAAAAAGAGATATACCAACGGATGTTTTAATAAAATTATCAAAATTCTTTGGAGTTTCAACAGATTATATTTTAGGTAAAAGTAATAATAGATATTTAGATAAAAAGATTAATATAGATGTTGCAGATACACCAAATAAAATACCAGTTGTTGGTAAAATATCAGCTGGTCTACCTATTCTAGCTACAGAGAATATTGAGGGGTATGAGTATGCACCTAGTATGTATATTAAAGATGGATACGAATACTTTTATTTAAAAGTAACTGGAGATAGTATGAACTTGAAATTCAACGATGGCGATTTACTATTAATACAAAAACAAGATGATTTAGAAAACGATGAAATAGGTGTAGTTATGGTAGATGGAGAGGCAACTGTCAAAAAGTACAAATATGAAAACAATCTTGTTATTCTTTACCCTATGAGTACTAATCCTGAACATATTGTTCAATTATATAGTACAAACGATCATAACATAAAAATAATCGGTAAGGTTATTTCTTATCAAGGTAAAATATAGGAGGTTATAATGGCTGGTACATATAGAAAACGAGGCAAGAAGTACTTACTCGAATATATGAAAGATGGTATTAGATACAATGAAACCATTGAAGCCACAAACGATAAACAAGCTAAAATTAAACTAGCTGAATTTGTAACAAAGATAAACAAAGGAAATTACTATAATACAGATTATACATTCACAGAATTTGCACAAATGTGGATTGATGAAATACATCGTCCTAATTCTTCGCCATTAACAATCGATAAATATATATCATACTTAAATAATCGTATAATACCATATATTGGACATTACAAGCTAAAAAATCTATCTGTTCCAATATTAACTGGCTTTTTCAACGATGCTAAAAAATTTCAGACTTTAACAAAGAACCCTAAACCAATTTCTAAAGGTACACTTGAAAAAATAGTTGAAATTGTAACTGCTATAATGCAAAAAGCTTACGAGTGGGAAATGATAGAAAACAACCCCTGTAAAAGAATAAAAGTTAAATATGATAATATGCCTAGCGAGATAATCAAAAATAAAAATTTAGGCGATAAAAAAGCACAGATAGTATCTTATACTAAAGAAGAGTATAAAATAGTTTTAGGGGCATTATCGAACGAATCAACCCCATTTAGATTATTTATTGAATCAGCACTTAAAACTGGTATGAGTAAAGAGGAACTTTTAGGGTTAAGATGGGAGGATTTTGATAAAGAAAATAAAACTTTATCTGTTAGAGTTGTAAGATTAATGCACAAAGGGGAGTTAATTGAAAAGCAACCAAAAGCACATAGTCGATTAAGAACCATCGTTATTCCAGATAGCCTAGTAAGTTTATTATCTAGTTATAAAAATGGCTCAAATTTTATTTTCGATGAAATAAACCCTAATTCTATAAATAGTTCATGGAATAAATTTTGTAAGAGAAATAATATCAGAAAAATAAGAATACATGATTTAAGACATACTCATGCTACTTTATTATTAGCACAGGGTGTAGATATAAAAACTATATCTGAAAGACTTGGACATTCTAACATAAGTATCACTATGAATACTTATACAGATGTACTTAAAGAGCTTGATACAAGTGCTGCACATAAGTTAGATGAAATATAAAGTATTACGACAAAATTACGACAAAACATAAAAATAAACCCTAGAAACATTGAATTTCTAGGGTTTTACTATTAAAATACTGGTGCGGATGAAGGCTCCAGCTTATTTGATTTAGAAATACCTACAATCGTTGATTTTTCGTTGGTTATATTACAAATATATTACAACGAAATACAACAATATTCGACAATATTTTCACACTTTTACGGCAGAATTACGACAAAAAATTAGCTAAATAATGCCTAAAAATTAAATAATTTGTTCCATGTTGTTTCTTCAACAACACCATTAACTTTTAAATTGTTTTTTGATTGGAACTTTCTAACTGATAATTCAGTCTTTCCACCATAAAGCATATCAGCATTGCCTACATTATACCCTAACATTTTAAGTTTATATTGAACGATACCTACATCAACATTGTTAGATCCTCTTTTTAATGTTTGTTTAAATGGTATATGTACCTTTCCAAATGTTTTATAGTTTCCATTATTATCTGCGTGATACTTTGTTGTTCTTGTATCAACATGGATAAAAGTTGGATATGTGATTATACCTTTAACTCCTAATGTGTTAAAGAAAGCACACATCTTCTCCCTGCTTGTTAAGTACTTATAACTATTCAAGAATGGAATATCTAATGCTTGACCTTTAACATGATAAGAGTTAGTAGCTCCACCAACTTTTTTGTTGTAAGATGGTGTTCTATAAGCTGAATTAAAATAAACACCAGTTTCAACATAATTCCTAAATCTTTGAATCAATGGTATTAAGTCTAAATCAATTTTTAAAGTATCTGAACCATCTTTACAAGCAAATTCTTTAACACAAAAATTCTCTGATAACTTAAGATTACCATTTTTTGATTTTGAGTAAGTTTTTACATTAGCCATAAAACCACCTCATTTCTTATCAATTTTTCCATCTAATTCAGATGTAAGTTTTTGTAGTATTTTTTGTAATTTATTACTTAATTTCTTTCCAATTATTCCAACTATTGCAGCATTTTTTAACACACTTGTTAATTCGTAAAGTAAAAACATTAATCCAAATAAATCACATAATCCTACACTATTAAGATTGAATACTTGTTTAATGTTATCTGGAACCCATGCAATTAGATTGAAACAGATAACTACATCTGCAAGTGCTAGAAATACAACACTTCCAACCATTCCAGCTTTTCGTAGCATTCCATTAATTCCAATTGTGGAGTTCCAGTTCTTTTCTTTTATAGCCCTTAATGAGCCTAAAAAAACATCAAATAGCAACGCAATAATAAATATCTTTACTATTGGACTATTCGATGTATTATTAATCAATGTTTGTATCATCTTCTACCACCTCTTCTTCTGGCTCAGGTGTTGGTGGGTTAAGTTTAGCTTCAAGCCATTCCATTAATTCTTCATAATCGTTATCAAGTAGCTTATCTTCATCGTTAAGTCTTTCTGCTTCTATCATCGCAAATTGTATTGAATACTCTCCACTTTCAACTAACAACATTATTGCTTTCTTTTTCCTTGCTGATTTTTTTACGATAATATTCATATTTTCCTCCTATTCTAGTAGAGCAAGTCTACTATCTAAATTATCTAATTTACTTGGTAAATCTTGCATATAGCTTAATTTCATATATGGTGCTATATCTTCTGCTGTAATTGTTATATTGTTTGTTCCTTTAACAAGTTTTAGGTGTTCATATATTTCGTCTAGTTGAGATATTAAAGTTTCGTCTATTATTTGTGTAGATGTAGGAGTATTTTGTATATAATAAACAATAACTGGATTATTTTGTTCATACAAATTAGCAAAATAACGTTTTAATCCTTCAACAGAATTTTCATTAAGTCGACTTACTAAAATTCTTACATGAATTTGACCATTTATTCTCATACATTCTTTATCTCGTACTTGAGTAAAGTAACCTTTTTGAAATTTATTTATAAATCCATTATCGTTTAATGCTGCAAAAAGTCCTGCACGTACAAAAGCACACAGATAGGTTTCATCACTATAAGATGATGATATGATATAATTTTCGTTTCCAGTAATTATATAATTATTTATTGCCCCATACTTATACCAATTCCCGTTTTCTTTATATAAATAATCTTGATAATCTCCTATTTTGCAAAGTTCTATTGAGCCTAAATTAATAGGATAATTTGCGTGATAATATGGAACAAAATTATAGTCTGCCACATTTTCTTTAACTAATTGATATGCAATCCTTGCATTTGAAAATGTTTCGCTTGAACGTGGCCATACGTGAACATAAACAAAACCATCAGTATTGAGTGTAAAAGTTACTGCCCTTCTTTTATTGGTATTTGTTATTCTTTGTGCAGATGTACTGACTGATCCATATACATAGAACAATCCACCATCATTCGTTGTATTAATACTCCCATCTTTTAATTCAAACATCATTGTATATGTTCCCTTTGGAATTAAAAAATGTTTAAAATCACAATTGAATCCGCTCGAGACTTTGCCGTCCAAATAAATGTATTGATTATCAGCAGAATATGTTAAACTGTTTTTTGTTTGTTGCCTTTGAGTTGCATCATAAAAATTTTTTGAATTTACTCCAATTGTATTCTCTCCACTAACCACATGAATAGGTTGAGGATAATCTAAATTAGGAGATGCAATAAATGTTAAATTTGTTCCTGTACCAGTCGACTCAATTGTTATTTCTGTATCTGCTAAATATAGTTTTAAATCTGTGGTATCAAAAACTAGTATATCCCCTTCTGTTATTGTAGGCATTGTGAAGTAATAATCTATACTATTATAAGTTAAATAGTAGTCTCCTGTTTCAGTTCCGTCACATTTGTAAGTCATTTTGGTATTATCTTGCTCTGTATTTCCAAATAATTCTAGCTTATTTCTACTATATTTTGCTGCATCATCTACACTTATTTCTGTTGCTTGTTCAGTTGTATTCCAAGGCATATTCTCACTTAATTCTTCAACCTCTTCTTGTAGTTCATCAATTTGTGCTTGATAATCTACAATATGTTCATCGTACTCATCTATTTTATTTTGTGCATTAGTATTGAACTCATCTGTCTTTTCACTTGCGTTATTGTCGAAATTTGTCGTTTTTTGAGTAGCATTGTCATTAAAAGTCGATGTTTTACTTTCTGCGTTAGTATTAAACTCTGATGTTTTAGAACTAGCATTGTTGTCGAAAGCTGATGTTTTCTCAGTAGCGTTGCTATTAAAAGCATTAGTTTTATTTGTTGCGTTAGTATTAAATGCGTTAGTCTTTGTTTCGGCATTAGAGTTAAAAGCACTTGTTTTAGAACTTGCATTTGAATTGAAAGCTGATTCTTTGCTACTTGCATTTGCATTAAAGTCGTTTACTTTTTGTGTATAGTTGCTATTAAACTCATTTGTTTTTTGTGTAGCGTTATTGTTAAATGCTGTTGTTTTAGCCTCTGCATTTGCATTGTATTCAGCTGTTTTATCTTCTATATCTGCTATTGCTTTATCTGTTCTTCTTTCTCTATCAGCCTCTTGTGTTTGTCTAGTCTGTTCATTAGTTTGTCTAGTAGACTCGTTTGATTCTCTTGTATTTTCATTTGAAACTCTAGTAGCCTCTGCCTCTTGTCTTTGAGCCTCTGCTGTTTCAATAGTAGTTTCAAGTGCATCTACTTCGTCTATCTTATTATTCATTGCAGTAAGCATTGTATTAAATCCATCAATCTGTTCCTCTGTTGGTACAATGCCATCTGCGTTTTCATTTTCAAAGAAATTCATCTCAAATAATTGAGTTCTAAAATCTACATCTGTTTCAAATGCTTCATCGCTTTTAGTACACCATATATAAGCCTTAACACTTCCTTTGGTTGTTATAGCATTAGTAAGTATAGCTTTGTTATCAATAATAGGATCCCATACTTTTTGATTACCTAAATAATAAACAATTCTTTTATTGTATTCTTCTAATTCCTTCGGAAACTCAAAATTAAGTATTTCATAATTGTTTTCATTTTTAGTTCCCCATGTACCTGAAGAAGATACACTTCTGTTTTTATGTATTTTAATTAACATATCGTGTACCTCCTTTAGCTAATTTTAAGTAATACAAGCTTGAATGTTACTGATTTAGCACTATCTGTATCGTTATATATTCTCATTTGAATTGATGAACTTTGTAAGTTAACACTTCTTGTGTATTCATTGTTCAAATAACTTGATGAATCTCTATGATAACCATAATAATTAAATCCTTTGTCTGTTACTTGCTTTATTCCAAATGATATTGGAACGCAATTAGATTGAGTAAGCCCTGTTGGGTAATTGAAATCAAATCTAGCAATTTGATTTGCTGGTATAGTAACACTAGATTCTAACTCAATAATATCATCGTGGTATACAACTTTTGATCCGGTTGGAGTTTTTGAAGTTGTTACCAACAACATTGCCATTAAAATTAAAGTCGCCATTTGCAGTCCCTCCAGTCTTTAATAAATATGCACTTCCATCAAGGACATTATCAAGCTCCGCTTCTAGTTGATCTAGTATTGCTCTGTATTCTGTTTGGATTGCATTGTATATTGTGTCAAAGTTAAGGAATGTTCTTTTATCAACAAACTCAGTTATTCCACCTGATGTTGTTCTAAATTGTGCTAATTCATATTGATATACACCAGCATTATTTTTAACAATATCGTTAGTAGTTAATGTAGGGTAACCAGTTGAGCTTGAAAGTATTTTGTAATAGCCTTGTTCAAAATCACTTTCTGTATTTGTTTTATCAAGGTCGATTTCGATAACTAATCTACAATACATGTTTGATGTTCCAGCATCTAAAGTGGTTGATGTATCTTCATTAAGGAATCTCCCTTGTATACAAACAGCTCCGGAAGCAATTGTTACATTACTTCCGGAGTATGTGATTCCCATTCCATCTTTATAATTATCTGAAACTCCATTTCTACCATCTAGGAAAGTATTGATAAAAAGTGCAAAAATTTGATTTTCAAAAAGTTGTTTTGCAAAAACTTGTCCTTTTAACATATTAAATCCTCTCTTTCAATAATTTATCGATAAATCTAATTCTTATATTTCCACAAATATATTCATAGAACCTGTGCCTACTTATTTTGACTGAAGAAATATAAGTATCATATATAATAGATTCTTTTGTCTTTATTCCAATAGGTGTACCTATTGGAATATATCTATCTAATAAGCTAAATGTAATATTATGGTTGTAAGCATTTGATTTCATTACATTTAAAGCTTCTTGATTTGCATCTTCATAATTTTCAGTATAAATCGTTTCAACTTTACCATCTGCACGATTAACATTATTTCCATTCGTTGTTGTAGTTCTATCATTAAGTAAATACAATGTATAAGTTCCAGGATTATCAACTCCATTAACCTTGCTATATAAAACAACAACCTTACTTACTATGTCGGTTTCAAATACCTCGTTATAGTTTGAAATAGATTGAGCTTTTGTATCAATCAATTTTTTGGACGGATATTGTTTTTGAATCGACATTATTATCTTTGTGCCACTAATTCTGAATGTATATACAATGTTGTAATTCTGCGTACAATTGTTAATCCATGTATGTAAATTATATATACCATTATTAACATTACTTACAGATACTTGAACTGGAGTATGAGATAAAACTTCAATCTCAAGCCATGGTAGATTGATAAAAGTATCATAACTTTTTGTAAAGTTAGATTCAATGACACTTTTAATCATATCTTCTACACCTACATATTGCATATACTTTTCATCGGTCTGCCCCCTTGGAGTAAATCGTGTAGCTTCAGATATATTGGTAGTTGTCGATACTAGATAATTACTGCTATTAATTGTGATATATGTATTATCATTTACACATTTGAAAACATATGCCCCAGTTCCAGTACGAACTATATCCCATAGTTGCCTGTTTGATGTCAAATTATTATATTGAGCAACATCTCCAGTTGATAAATTAGTTTTAGTTAAATATCTCCCAGATTTTGCATTAATAATCATATAATGTCCATTTGATTGTTTACTTACTCCCCAATATTGATGTTTATTGCTTTCATTGAATGTTAATAATTCTGCATTAGCACCATTTAATATTGATCCATTGTGTATTCCTATCGCCTTAGTATAATCAGCATTGGATGTAAACACATATAATCCATCTGGTACATCTCCATCATAAATAATTCGACCAGTTGTTTTTAGTGCTATTTTTCTGTTAAATAAATTAGTTATATATTTTGTGCTATATGTATATAGTTGTTTTCCATCTTCATTTTGAATTTCATCAATTACACCCCAATAGATGATTTGATTATTCTGTTTAACTGCGATAATATCTCTAGCTTTTGCAGTTGTTTTTTTCAAAACATTAATAGTTGATTTTGCATTTGTTTCTTCATCCATTGTCAATGTATAGTCAGCAATTTCTACAATGTCTTTAGTTTCAAAGGTGTAATAGTCAAAAATCCACATAAACATTTTGTTGTTTTCCATACTACACCTCCTAAACAGCCTTGTAGTAAGCTAAAATAGTTACTTGAGCCTGTAGTACATCGTTATCTGCGGTTAATCTTAACTCGCAGCTTTTATTTTTGGGTAATCTTATTACATTGTCGTTAGCAAAATTGATTACATCAAGATTGAATAAATCTGTATATGTTCCATCTGTATTTTTGCGTTTTATATAAAAGTCATTTTCTCTAGTGCCATACAATAATTTTTGACCAGTTTCAATTGTGATATTGAATGGAACAGATTGAGCAAGTTGACCTTCAACATATAATTGAATTTCCGGATTAACTAATTGTCCTTCCATTTCAACCATAATAGGAGCTTCAACATGTCCTTTATTAATATATTGTAGATTTCTAGCACTATAATCGCTGAATTTTGAATCCCAAGTGAAATCCCATCTAATTTCATCTTCCTGTGGAGTTATTGTGTATATTGTTGTATTTTCTTCATACCATAAAGATAAACAATCAAAAGTGATAGTTTCACTCAATATCTTGTTTGTTTGTAATTGCGTTTTTGTTAGTTCAGCTATTTCTACATCTTTTAAATATTCTTTTACAGAATCGTTAAGTGGAACTTTATAAGAAATTTGAAGTTTTTCAGAGTTTTCAATGAAATCTACAAGTTTCTTGTAGTTATCATAGTTCAAGAAATTTGCTTGACCTGTAATTCTACCTTGATTTACTCGCCTAAAATTAGAAATAAATGTATTACCCAATTGTTCATAATCTGTTGAATATGAATACCCTAATCCAGAAGGTTCGGTTAATAAGCAATAATTGTGAATGTCCATTAAAGAAAATGTTTGACCTTTTTCGTTTATAAGTTTAAATTCTCTTACCATTTTAACCTCCCTTAATATTCCATTCCGTATCTTCTATCAACATAATTGAAACAACGATCTAGCTCTTCATCTGTCATTTGTTGAGGGTAGAAATTAACAACAATGTTTCTTTCTCCTCCAGCCATTCTCATTGCTTCAGCCATGTAATTTACCAATGTTTTATCAAGTGGAATTACCGCTTCGGCTGATTTTCCTTCGCCTACCATTGCTATTGTTGGTTTAGATATAATACCACCTTTAGCAAGTTCAGGAATGTGTGGAATGTTCATACTTTTTCCACCAATACCCGGAACCCAATCAGGCACTTTGATGTTATTTAGTCCATCAATCATCTTATTTACACCTTTAATGATTTGATTTAAAGGCCATTTTATAATTTCCCATAAACCACCCATTAAGTTGCTGAATATTGTTTGTACACCTTCCCAAGCTTTTTGCCAATCTCCAGTAAATACACCAGTAATAAAATCAATAATACCTTTGAATACTCCAATAATATTTTTAATAATATTTCCAATGTGTTGTAAAACATCTTGAGTTCTTTCAATAACATTCTTTATAACCCATTCCACTATTGGCCATAGTTTTTCCATTAAGAATTGAACTATTGGTAGAATGAATTTTGAATAAATATCAGCTTGGAATTGCCATAATTTACCAACAAATTCGATAACTCCCATAACAATATCTTTTAAAGTGTTTTCCCAAAATTCCATTAACCATGTTAACATTCCCATGATTATTGGCTCTAGATTTGTCCATAATTGTTGAAATATTTGAACTATTTGTCCAATTATTGTTTGTATAGTACCCCACAATTGCTCGAAAATCGGTTTTACTTGATTTTGGAACATGTCGCATATACCTTGCCATACTGACATTACTTTGTTTCTAAATTCCTCATTTGTATTGAAAAAATATACAAATGCAGCAACCAAGGCGGCAATTGCAGCAACAACAATTCCAATTGGACTTGCTAAAGCTCCAATTATTCCACTTAATCCTTTTGCACCAGCTGAAACCTTGCTGATTATTCCAGTTAATTTAGATAAACCACCAAATATCTTGCCTCCAACTCCCATTAACTTGCCTAAAATAGACAATGCAGGTCCAATGGCTGCAGTTATTCCAGCTATCTTAACTATTGTTTTTTGTATGTTTGGACTTAATTTTGAGAATTTGTCAGCTAATTGTCCTAAAAAATCTACCGCTTTAACAACATAAGGTAAAATTATATCGCCTATTGTTATTCCTAAATCAGACAATTTATTTTTTAATATTTGAATTTGTGATTTAGTTGTTGCATATCTTTTTTCAGCTTCAGTTGCTAATGCGTTGTTTTCTTCCCAAGCCTTATTACCTAATTCAACTGCATTTGTTAATAAATCTCCAGAGCCAGCTAAAGATAAAATAGTATTTGAAAGCCTTACTTCGTTCATGTCCATTTCATCTAATATAGCAATAGCAGATTTTCCGTTTCTTTCAGTATCGTTTAAGCCTTTTAAGAACATTGTTAAAGCTTGAACCGCATCATTACCAAATTCTCTTGTAAATTCTTCTGCACTTACACCAGCAACTTTGGCAAATTGCTCTAGATCATCTCCACCAACTTCGGTTGCAACTTGTATTTTCTTTAATAATTTACTCATTGCACTACCACCGGCTTCAGCTTCAATTCCTACACTTGACATAGCAGTTGCTAGAGATAGTATTTGATGTGTACCTAATCCAGCTAAATCTCCAGTTGCAGCTAAACGAGTTGACATTTCGACAATATCTTTTTCAGTTGTAGCAAAGTTGTTTCCTAATGCAACAATTGTTGAACCTAATCTTTCATAATGTTGAGCCGGCATTCCCACAATATTTGCTAGTTTTGCGAGTGAACTTGCCGCTTCTTCAGCACTCAAATTCGTAGAATTGCCTAAATCTATCATTACTCGAGTAAAATCTAAAATATCATCTGTTTTGACTCCCAGTTGTCCAGCGGCTTCAGCAACTGCAGAAATTTCAGTTGTTGATGCTGGGATTTCTTTTGCCATATCTCGAATACCTTGTTTAAGACTTGCCATTTGTAGCTCTGTGCCATCGACAGTCTTTTCAACTCCAGCAAATGCAGATTCAAAATCAATAGATGCTTTAGTTGCTGCAGCACCTAATCCCAAAATTGGAAGTGTTAATTTAGTGGTAAGTTGATTACCAATAGATTCAATGGTTTTTCCCCATTTTTTCATATTGTTTTCAACTTTACCTAGAGCATCACTAACTTTTGTCCAGCTTGATGCTTCTATTTTTAATTTTTGTAATTCTTGTTCAGTTTTAATAATTTCTCGCTGAAGATTCCTATACGCAGCACTATTAACATCTCCGCCACTTTGTATAAATTTTTGTTGGATGTTTTTAAGTTGCTCTAGTTTCTTTGATGTTTCAGCGATATTGTTACGAAGGACTGTCTGTTTTTGAGCCAGTAACTCCGTATTTTTAGGGTTTAGCTTAAGAAGAGTGTTGATTCCTTTAAGCTCCTTTGATAAACTCGCAGTTGCACTATTTACCTTTTTCAAAGCATTTTGCAATCCAGAGGTATCTCCACCAATTTCAACGATAATACCTTTAATATTACCAGCCATTTTTTACCCCCTTGCTAAAGCATCCCAATCCGCTTGAGTTGCTTTTTTCGTTTTCTGTTTCTTTTCATTTTCAACGAAGCAAAGCATTAGTTTAGCAACATCTTTGTATTCTAGTTGTTTTAAATCATCGATTCTTAATCCCATTTTTAAACAAGTTGCAATGAATCTATGCTCTTCTAAAGCTTCGCTTTCGTTGTTGGAGTCTTTAGGTAATTTGCGAGTCGCTTGAATTAGCTCATCATCAACAAAATGATGAAACGGCAAATTCCGTTACCTCGCCAATCCAATCTTCAGATATATCAATTTTTTCAATGCCTTTTAACCAGTTTTCAAAGCTTTCAAATTTATCATCTGCTGTTAAGATTAATATATAAGCCATTTTTTCAAGTACATCTAGGAAATCATCAAACTTTTCCATCATGCAATTATTGATAGCTTGAGTTATTTCCTCTTCGCTGCATTTTTTTTCAGTTAATTCAGCTCTTATTTTTTCTTGCTTTTCAGCAAAATTTTGTAGTACTTTTAAATCCTCAAAAATACCTTTACCAAATACTTTTTTATATTGAAATCTAGTGAACGCATTGCAAGCAATTGTATATTCTTTTCCACAAATTGTGATTGTTTTCATACCTTTACCTCCTAAAAATCAAATTATATTGATGCACCTTTTTCATGAACTGCAGTAAACCATGCGTTGTATACTGATTGGTTTTCTGTTGTAGCATCAACATAACATTTAACCATTCTATCAGTTGTTCTAGGGTTCATCTTGATAGCTATAGTTTCTGTTCCTGGTTCGATTGTATCTTCTTTTGTATTGTTTTCTCTTGATGGTCTTGTAGCAGTACAATCGTAGAAACAAAATCTTCTATTGTTTGAATCTCCTTGAGCTTGGAATAGTAAAGCAAATCTTGCTATTGTATCATCTGATGTTTCATAAACTACTCCATCAGAGTCTTTTTCTTGTCCCATTATTTGTGTTAAGAAATCATCTGGTGTTATTGCAAGTTCAAGGTCGCCAGAATAACCATTGTTTACACCTGGAGCCATGAAATAAACTATGTTATCAGCATAAAATGGAGTTGCATCTCCACCCTCTGGATCAATATTTAATCCAACCGCTCCTTTAACTGCGAATGGTGTTCCATAAGTAATTTGTCCGTTATTTTCTGTAATTTTTGCGATGTAAACATCTTGAATACCATAATTAACTTTTGACATATTATTTTCCTCCTTAAAAATTAAATTGAGTGTTGTTCCCCAATGTTATCAAGTTCAAAAAAATAGCTTACTTGCCAAACTTTTTCATCTGACAAGTAAACTTCTTCTGTTTTCTCCCAAGCGACATCGCCTAGGATGTTATCTTCTATTTTATTTTGTTCGCTTATATCTTTATCAATATAAGTGTAATCCAACTGAATTGGTGTATCTTTGACATATACAACATTATCAGCCATGAAATTGTTAGTATCTCTTGTTATAGCTACTAAATGAGGTGGCTCTGTAGCAGTTTTAAATAAACCATAAGCATATTTAAAACCTTGTTGTATACATCTTGTTTTTAAATCTTCAAGTGTCATTTTGTCCTCCTTATTGTTTGTTTAAGTAAATCAACAAATTCAGCATTGTATTTTTCTTCAACTGGTCGAATGTGAGGAATTGCTTTTGCTCTTCCACCATTTCTTGTTACATGTCCAAATTCAAGTAAATGAGTTAGTTGGTAATTAGTTTTATTCCAAATTACCTTTGTATAGTTATTAGAGCTACGCTTTTTAAGTTTTGATGCCCAACCTCTCCAATATGGATTGGTTTTTGAACCTTTTCTTCTAGGGCTTGTAGTTTTCAGTTCGTTTATAGCTGCTTTGGTTACCTTATCGGTAACTTGAACAACATCTTCATCGACTGCCTTTTTATAACTTTTCAAAAAAGTGTTTAGCTCCTGTTCCAGGCTCTCTACTTTGACTTTTTTAGACATTGTTTACCTTCCTTTCACAGATTAAGATTATTTCATCTGCGTTGATCTCTTGAGTTCGAATTATTGAATAAGTTGTTCCCATATAAACCAATTCCGGTTCATTATTGTAATTAAGTGAGCTTATTCTTAAGCGAAGTGAAGGCTTATAGTCTAGTTCATTCGCTGAATAAAATTCATCTGCATATACATCTTCAACCTTTGTTATTGGGCATTCAACTGAAACTTGTACTTTCTTTTCTACACCTATTGAGTCAGTTTGTATGGAGGTAGAAAGTAAATTGCAAATTACATCACGCATTTATCTCCACCTCCGGTTGATAATCTGATGATAAAGACAAATTATTACATAATTGTTTATAGCTTTTTTCTGCTAATTCTTTCTCTTTTATGTCAATAAAGCCAAAATTAGATTTAGCATATAAAGTAATTGCACCTTGTACTAAACAATCTTGTATATTTTCAAGAACAGCAATGCCCTGCCTTTCCATGTCAGAAATAGCAGCACTAATCCACATTTTAATTTCTTCATCTTTAGCAGTAGAAGTTTGAACGATTGATAAACTTTGTTTTACTATTTTCAACAATTCGTTGACTTGAGATGTCATTTCATACTTCATTTGTCTTTATCCCCCTTTTAAATTAGATTGAAGCTGAACCTGGTTTAGCAATTAATGTGAATGCCTTATCAGCTACTGCTTCTACACCAACATATTGTCTACCTAATATTCTGATTAAATCAGATGTCATAAGTGTTTTATCATCAAATTTGATGTCAACATCTCTACCATTTGGATAGTTTGCTAATGCACCATGGTCGAAATCTCCAACAATTGCATAAACAGCTCCGTTATTTGCTGAATCGTAAGCTGGTAATGTGTTATTGAATCTTACTCTTATATTGTCGAATATATCAGCTGGATAGTTAGCTGCAAGTTGAACAGCTTTGAAGTCAGCATATGTTAATTTGTTCATAACTATTGTATAATCTGCAGCTTCATCGCTTAAGTTAGCAACAGCTTTGATTATTGTGTCAAGAGCTGGTGCAGATGTAACTTTGTTAGCTGAAACTGTGTCATAGATACCTTCAGCATTAGCTGATAAGCTTTGTGGTAAAGCTGCGATTTTTCCAACTAATGTATCAGCTGTTTTCTTAACAACTTTGTATGTTAATTCATCATATACATATCTTAAGAATGCTTCTCCTTTCATGTCATAAACTTCATCAGAGATAGAAATCCATTTTTTGATTGATACTGGTGTTAATGTTACGATACCTAATACTAGCTCTTCTTCACTAACTGCTGCAGCACCTTCTTTGTGGATTGAAGCATCTCCAGCACTTGCTTCAAAGTTAACTTTCATATTTCCATCAACTTCGATTTTTCTAACTAATGACATAATGTCATCTTTCTCCCATGCTGTCTTAATAATGTCATAAACGAAATCTGGAACAGCAACATTTCCTAATATACTAGCACTTGAATCAGTTGCATTTGTTGTTAATAATGCTCTTAATTCTTTTGCTTCTTTCTTTCCTTTGATATATTCTGCAAATGCGTCAATATACTCTTTTGAGTTTCTTAATTCTACTTTTTCTTCCATTTTAAATTCTCCTTTTCTTTCAATTGGTTTAACTTGAACATTTACACTTCTTTGTTCAAGATTTGTTGTGTCTTTTAAAAGTGATCTCTCCTCTTCTGGAGTGATTTCCTCTTTTACTTCTTCTTTAACTTCCTCTTCTTTGTTTACCTCTTCGTTAACTACTTCTTCTTTTTCATCTTCAGCAATTTCTTTCATTCTTGCTTCTAATTCTTCTTCAGATGTAGCTGACTTGATTAATTCTTGTTTTTCTTCTAGAGTCATTTTTAAACCTCCCTTAAAATTTTTTGTTAATGGTTCTACCACCATTTTTATTAATCCCTATTTGGTTTCTACCAACCAAAAAGAGCATGGTTCTACCACCATGCCCCTTTTTAGGTTATAAACTTATATTAAATTAAAATAAAAATGCCTTAAAATTGATTCTCAAGGCTCAATATTGCAAGTGCTTTTTTCTTTTCTAGCTCAAGCTTTCTAAAAGCTTCTTTTTTGTTTTCATATTGATTTTTTTCATTGTCATATTGTTCCTTACTTCTAGCATATATTTCTGTTGATTCATATGCAGGAACATCAACAACAGAAACATCGAATATTTTGTCAAAAGATAAAATTCTTCTAGTATCGGTTTCATAATCGTATTCTTCATTTTTGACTGTGAAAGCGAAGCTCATTTTACTTAATACACCTTCTTTGATTAGAGTGTATATATCTCTGTTAACAGATGTATCTGGTAATTTAGCTTTTACTTTAAGTCCATGGTCATCAATGTTGAATGTTAATGAACCACCTCTAGTACGAGCCATTGGAAGTACATTGTTTTCGTGGTTATATTTCATAACGATGTCTGACATGTCAGCACCATCAAAAGCATTGCGATCTATTACTTCTTTCATGTAACCTAAATCAGTTACACTATCAAAAACCGCTGCATAACCTTCGACAATCATTCCTTCATCTTCAAGGGCTCTCATTTCTATAAGTCTGTATTCTTTCATTCTTCTTTTCCTCCTTGATAGTTATTTGCAATAGATGAATCAATGTTATTAAGTGATTGTAATATTTTAGCTCCTTCTTCTCCACCAATAGGATGCATGTCTAGTAATTCAAGAGCAGTATCTTTAGTTACTAAACCATAAGGCAATATTGTATTTAATAACTTGATTTTTGAATCTATTGATGCATATTGTAATCTGTGTGTAGTAAATATAATTCTATGTCCTTCACGAATAGCTTTCTCGCTGAATATTGCATTTGTGAAAGCATCGCCAAGTTGTATTGATAAAGGCTCAATTACACCCTCAAAAAATGCGTTCCATTTTTCCGGAGTATAGTCATTTTGTATCATTTCCTCACTAATACCAAAATAGTCATAGATATTGTTATTAACTTTCTCTAATTGGTCTTTGGTAAGTGTGATAGGATTCATATTGATTTCTTTAAATGTTGCTTTTGCATCTAAAGCTGCTATTCCAGAGTTATTTCCATCTCCTAAAAAGTCGGCAACAAATTTATTTCTGTTTTTTACAATATCATCATCTTTTAACATTCCGTTTGTAAATGTTAAAATACCTTTTAAGCTATTTGTCATTTTTATTGCATTTTTAATGCCTTCAGATGATGTATGAGCTGTTTCAAGGTCGGTATGTAGTACTTTGTTTGAACTGCCCCAAAAATCATCCTCACAGAAAAACCTTTTTAGATGGATTAAATCTGTGTAAGGTAATGTATAATGCTTTCCATTAATGAATTTGAATTTAAGGTATATATTGCCTGATTTATCTTGTAATAATTTATCTTCATAAGATAAGATAGGGTAAAATCCAGTAATAAATCCTTGACTATCTTTTGCAATATAAACAAATGCGTTATTGTATGTGTAAAGTTGAGATATTACTTTGTATATAAAATCATATGTTGTCATTATGGGGTTTGGCTTGTTTTGTAGTAAAAAGTTAATCTCGCCTTTTATATTATGATTTACATCGTTTTGTATGTGCTTTGGTGTAAGTTTAGCAGCATGAGTTGCAATTCTGTCAATTGCGGTTCTTGCAACCTTGCTATCATATATATGTTTACCCCATGAGCTGAAAAAAGCTTCATAACCATTAAGAACTTTGTATGTGTTCAATTCTTTTTTGGATTCTTTTTTACCAAAAATTGTTTCAAAAAAACTTCTTTTTTCTTTCATCTTATTCCCCCTGTAAGCTCAAGTAGTCATTCATTTTATCGAATAGAACGCAGTAAGCTATAATAAGACTAACTGCTCCATCTATTCTTGCTCTTTGTTTTTGACCTTTGACTGGTCGTATATTATCATTATCATCTCGTTTTACAGCCGTGTTACATAAACACCACTTTAAAACTGGATTGTTATTATAATTCAATTTCTTTTCTATTAAATCGGCTTCTAACTGTTTCATTGGATTACTCATTGTTTTTGCACCCTGTCGAATCTCTACCATGTCGAATCCATAATTCTTCATTTCATCAATCCAGTAATTAGAGTTCCATGGATCATAACCAATCCATAAAGGTGCTATCTTAAACTCATTGTTCATTCTATAAATCCATTCTGTTACTTTTGAATAATCCACTTTAGCACCTTCACATATCGTTACAAGCCCTCGTTGTTCCCATTTATCATACGGAATCTTATCTTCTTTTATTTTGCTTTCTAGTCTTTCTGAAGCGATAAAGTATTGTTGTAGTACATACTTCCTATCGCCTTTAGCAATTAGCAATGTTGCACAGGTCAAGTCGGTTGTACTTGATAAATCGACTCCACCAACTGCGTAAGTATCGTATATTTCATCCATTTCATAAGTTGACTCATTATTGATAGTATCGAAATCAAGCCACTTATCTTGTTCATTTTGTCTAATATTAAAATCCTTACAAAGTAAGTTAGTTAATTCTGTTGGATTGTTTTTTGCACAATTAACCTTATCTCTTAAACCCTTAATGTTCTTGATAGTACCTAAACCAGGATTAGCCTTATACCATTTCTTTTCATCAAGCCATTCACTCGGATTGTCAAGCTCATAGATAACAGGTAAGACCGTTTCATCGACAATATCGCTTTTGCCTTCATATCCTTTTATAATGTCAGAGAAATAATCATATTCGTTATCGAAAACACTTCCCCTAATAGTTCCCATTGTAGAGGTTTCAAGCAACATTGGTTGCTCTCTAGCACTCATTGAATCGTACATTACATCAAGCAAGTTTTTATCTTTCCATGCGTGAACTTCATCGGCAATAACAAAATGAGCATTAAGTCCATCAAGTGAGTTGCTATCACTTGCTAATGCTTTCATTTGACTTTCAGTTTCATCGTAGAATATTCCACCAACTAAACATCTAATTCTTTTTGCTAGTGCTGGAGATTTCTTTATCATTCTTTTTGCTTCATCCCATACAACTTTAGCTTGTTCTCTTTTAGTAGCGATACTATAAATTTCAGCACCACCCTCGCCATCTTTAGTAAGCATATAAGTAGCAAGTCCAGAATCCATCGTTGACTTTCCGTTTTTTCTACCAATGAACAAAGCACCTTTTTTGTATTTCCTTATTCCAGTTTCTTTATCAACAAATCCAAATAATGCTTGTATAAAAGCTTTCTGAAATAACTCAAGTGTAACTGGCTTTCCAGCCCACTTGCCTTTGGAATGTTTACAAAATCTTTCAATAAACTCAATCGGTAAGTTGCCTTTTCGTTCATTGAAGATATAAGTGTGTGTTTCATTTTCCTCTGTAATTGCGTTAAAAAAAGAAACTTGTTTAGGATTATAAATATCCTGTACAAGCTTCTTGTATGTAACTAATATTTTATGATTTGCCTTATCCGGATTTTTTAGCAAAAATTGATAATATTCTTCAATATATGTCATTACCCATCACCAAAACTTTCAAAACCATCATCTGAATCAATTGCTTTTCCTTGAGGCAACATTTCATTAAGTTGTTTGATAACACTCATATAATTTTTAATCATGTTATTGTATGTTTTGCTTTCAACTGACTCTTTGTACCCAAATTGTCCTTTTCCATTCATATAAAACTCTTTTATTCCATTTTTTATATTATATTGCCTTAAATGAAATAATTCTGTTTTCATATAAGAGGCATTTTCTATCAATGGGCCAGCAATTTTTTTCGTATTGTCATCGCAATCTTTAAAGATTTTAGTCAATTTATTTTTTTCTGCGGTTATTTGTCTT